CGAAGGGAACAGCTCTGGACCCCCTCCTACTGTCGTAGGAAGCCATGCTGTGACGCTTAGTGACAACTCATACTGAAGCACATGCAAAGAATACGTCGGCCCCCTACCACAGGAGCCCGTCAAGCCTGTTTCCAAGGATTCGCGGTGCACGTCAACATGTATGATGATTAACTAAGCAAGAGATGCTCTAGCAGCTTGTCACACTACCAGCCAACATTTATTTTAACCACCACTATTGGATCGTGGTGCCTATCTAATTTGTTTGGTTTTATATGTCCACATTGGTCCGGAACAAATCCGTACCAATCAAAGACATCATCCCCACCAGATTAAAGGTGAGGGAGACAGACGTTAAATTAAACAATAAAGGATTACCTAGTGAACTAGCCATTGGGTATGTAAGAAACCCCTCAAACACATTGGACCCAACATAAACCAAGTATATTGTGTATCCATTTGAAAGAGTGATTGCACGGTTACCTGCGCCTATAGACACTGCAAGCAAATTACCAAGATTTGCCGCCCCAAAAGAGGAACGGTTGGTGTCGATAACAAACTTGAAAATGTCCCCTATTTGTATTGCACTAGGAGTGACCGCTGGATTACCAGTTTGGTCATTCGCAAAAGTACTAACAGCAAACAAGGAAGCAGGGGTCACCGACGCTCCATTTGTACCAACAGACATGTTGTTGTAGATCTGGAGAGCAAGAGGTATGAGTGCTGTTCTGGCATTCCTACCCAACTCCCTAAACTCACAAACATACATAATCTTCACAAGTCCTATAGATATAGCAGGTGAGGAGGTGTTGTTTGTAGCAACAAACACTTCCCCATCACACTCATCATTAGGATCGGTTTCAATTGGTATTGTGGATCGCCAATTATCACTAGTCGTAGTCTCAAAACTAACAGCCTGCCAAACAGGAGCAATCACCCCAGTGCGTTGATTAAGCACGAAGGGGAAGAAATTTGCGCCATTAGGATCCAACAAAGGATCTAGTCGATCTTTCTTCCTATATATTGCAACCTGTCCAGCCGACCCTGTTCCCACAGAGGGAACATAACAAATTGCCAACCTGGTGAAACGATACTCTTTGTATATTCGTGCCATATCACATAATGTGTTCGACCCTAACCCATATGGGTTCAATGGAAACCCAGCAACTGTTGCCCAAGTGGTATTAACCGAGTTGACTGGAGACAAGGTGACGACATAATCTTCACCCGTGACTCTAGCCCCATTGGCTATGTAGGTGACAGAAGGTCCCCTACCCACCATGATTGCTCCTATTGCCGCCGGTGCCGTCGAGAAGTAGGTGGATCGCGATCCCCTCTCTGTAGGGGGTTTCGTGGTTCCACCCATGGCACCGCGCTGTTGCGACTTGGAGGTACCAATGGATTTGCTAGACTTTGAGCGTTTGGAGCCACCAACAGTGGCTCGTTTCTGTGCTCTGGTTTTCGACTTAACCATTCGTACAATTCGTATCCTGCGAATGCAACACCTGCTGTAGCTATGACTGGAAGAGCAACTGTGGTAAGAGCTAAACCTAGAGTTGACTCTGTGAGTGCAACAGTAGCAGTAGCTTCAAGCAAATCAGCCTCCTCAAACTCAGCCAAATATAGGTCAAATTCGGCACTATCCCACCAAGATTCGAACGCCAGATTGTAAAATCAAAAGAAAATTCTAGGGGAGCTAATAACTTGCCCACGTAACTGATCACGTGACCAACAAAATACAACTCCCAAAACAAACAAAACAGACTCAATTACTAGACACAATAAGAACATCTACTAACTAGTTTTAGTTTGCGAGGCTCCACCAATAGTGATATACTGGATCTTGGACTCGTCGTGCTTGAAAGAATGGTAAGGTCTTTCAGGAGGGCTTTGCATCAATGCGCCTATCACAGCGACTAAGACAATGACTATGATCCACACCATCAACAATGGTGTGGCATCATGCACCACACGAACAGTCACCATTCTAAAAATGAAAGTGTTGGGTGAACGTTACAGTTTCACCAACAACAGTCATAGAAATAGCGGGTTCTGTTTGGGTCTTGACGTCACTCTCTTTGAACACAGCAGTTCTGGCAACATCCACATAGGATGTGCCCTCCGACCTTCTTTCCTTCGATCGCCCACGACGTTGAGCTTCTGGATTTTCATTTGTGTTTTCCATAATAAAATAATAAACAGAAAACAATAAAGATAGAGGTGATGTGGTAGGTATCATGCCCCAGAATACTGTAAGAGGCTAACTTCCTCTTGAATATCAGTACCGATCCTTCCCATCTTTAAAGGATGAAAATTTTCTTCCAGGGCAACTTGTTCATCTGGGAGAAGCCCAAAAGCTAGCCAAAAGGAGTAACGAGAATAGCTGGTTGGTGTGGCTCCAGTGAAAGCTGCACTACGTGAAAATTTATATTTCCACTGTTCACGCAGACTCTCAGACAAGTCAGACGACAATTTCTCCTGTTTAGCGAGAGGAAACTGCTGAAAGAACTTAGACAACACTGGAACCCCATCATTCATACTACGCCCACCACTACCTACTGCACTAACCCAAGCTCTCATGTGTTTCTCAGAAGCCAGATCGTTGATAGAGTGCAAATCTTTAGACATGGATTGATGAAGATTCCTAATCATACGATAAGAATCTCCTACCAACACAGGTCTAGTTTGACAAAACTCAAGCCTCTCGAGTTCATAAACAGAGGGTTCCACTTTCATTGTGAATCCCAACTCCTTATAATACTCGATCAACCCAGTTCGGACCAAACTCTCAAACTTGCGTTCCACAACCAACATGCAGTCATCGCCATTGTTTGCCAACCTAAAATGTTGAATGCCCAGCTTGGAGCACCAATTATAAACAGTGGCACACATAATGTAGCAATTTCCACTTGATGTGTTCATATCACCCGACATTCTGCATCCTTCCACTTCATAGCGGATTTCACCATCAGGGCACCTAGCCAAACCGCGATTGTTGATCTGCCATTTCAACAACCGTTGCAACCCCTTACGTTGTGATTGGGGAAACATGGTAGGCCAGATTTTATGCTCAAACTCCAGTGCATCTCTAGATATATGCTGATCAAATCTGCTGGCATCCATTCCTATACCAACAGGTTCTGAAAAGCTTTCCCACATGCTCTGGAATTCCTGTCCAGCCTCATCAGAATTGAGGCCTTTGAAGATGGTTCGTCCTCCAAAAAGTTGATTGATACCCTTGAACAAATACTCCTCACTATGCCGTAAATAACGTCCCACTTCCACATTATACCTAGGATCCCTAGGTTGTATCACCCGTGGAGCGGGATCGGGTTTGGCTGAGATGTTCAATTTCTCAGCTTTCACGAACGTACTGAGCCAGGCATCCTTTTCCCTTACGGGAAGCATCTCTAACGACTCCACTGCCTTCTGATACCTTTCCAACTTGCGACCCGTGTAAAATCCAAGAAATTCCTTGTATGTCATACGGGTGGTCTTGGTCAAAAGTGGTACCAAAAGATCGTGAAACCGGGATAGCTGGTCAAACGCACCGGGGGTGGGCTTTGGTGTAGGTTGAAGTTCTCCATTAACTTCTACCATAAAGAGCCTTTCCACCAATCCCCGCCGAACATTACCCAATGAGTGGTCATGCACTCCGTACCGAATATGAGTTCCCATCCCAGTAAATCGGTACAATTTCCTGGGTTTGGCGAGGGGAGGTCCTTCAATCACACGCATCCCTCCTGGATTCCCTCTCACTGTGGGAGTGGTAAATCCGCGTGTGATCAATAGGCCTCCCTATTTAGGATGAAAGGAGCCCAGTAGGGCTCGCTTATCCTTCATCTCAGCACACTGTCTAATACTAGCAGCTAAGAAATCACTGTCCAATGGAATAAAGCATGCTGCTACCGCTAATGGGGTTTGGTGAGCAATGTGTGATGGTCGTACTCCATGCTTGATCATCTCATCACGGCACAGTCTAGCGTACACCAGTTCATTGGCCTTGTTATTTGCTAGAAGTCCAACCTTAGCCTTGGCTAGGTGAGCTACGCGAACTGCATAACTTATACGTTTGTGGGATTTTACCCGTCTTACTCCCTCGTCCGCGGGATCCGCAAACAAGTCAGCATCCTTGGCTTCACCTACAAAGGTAGATTGGACATCATCACAGAACATGGTTTCAAACTGGAACATGCTGACCATGCTCTTGAAAGTCTGAGCAGTGGCAGGATGTACAGTCACCTTGACTGCAAACACACACCTGAATGCACGATAGCATCCATAGCAACACGCACACACGAGACAGACAAACGTAGTGTTGTTGGCAATGTAGATAAGAACAGAGAAAAGTAGCATCAAAGCATACGAAATGCTGTGGAGCATGATAGCCACAATCGACTCCATAATAATCACTGATTAACGAGAAAC